GGGAGAAGTGGCGAGAATACTCGGAGAGCTTAAGCCGAAGTGGTTCGTCGGTGAGAATACGCCCGGTCTGTTTGCCCGAGCTAATCAAAGATACTTCAAGCGAATACTTGCCGACCTTGCCGAAATGGGGTATAGCGTGTCGTGGGGAATATGGGGAGCTTGCGACGTCGGCGCGCCTCACAAGCGAGAACGGGTGTTTATATGCGCTCATAGGAACGCCGACGGCGAGCATGACGAAGCGCAGTCCGAAATTTATGAGAAAAACCCTGCAACCTGCGGAGTTTGTGGAAAAGTTTCCCACGCCGACAGCTTCGCAACATGCGGATTGTCCTGCGGAAAGAAGAGGGCATACTCCGAGTTTGGAAAGTTATGTGAATATGTTTCCGACTCCGACGGTATGCGGCAATTACAACAAAAAAGGCGCGAGCAAGACGAGCGGCAACAGACTTGCAACAGTCGTAAGAATGTATCCTACACCTATGGCGCAAGAGAAAAAGAAAGGCGGAAAAAATCAAACGGGATTGAGCGATGTTTTGGGGACTGGCAAACTGAACCCGACGTGGGTCGCGTGGCTAATGGGATTTCCGCTCGAGTGGATAAACTTAGATGCTTAGGCAATGCGGTTGTTCCGCAACAGATTTATCCGTTATTCGAAGCGATAGCGGAATATGAAAAAGGAGAGAGTAATGGATAAACAGAAAGAAATAAAGGAGATATTGAAGATATGAAAGTATTACCTTATGAAAAGTTTTTACTTATTGAGGACGGAAGTGTTGATTTGGATGATTTGAAAGAAGAACTCGAAAAGACTAACCCGGAAATAAAAGTCGTTGTTTATAGACAAGGGGCTGTCCGTCCGTTACTTGTAGATATAAAAGAGGGAAAAGAACAATGAAACCATTAAATATTGAACAATTGAAAAGCCTTGAAGTAGGCGATTGGGTGTGGGTAGTAAGCCCGATGTATATGCGAGGGCGATATTTGCAGGTTCATTATAACGGTGTTAATACGATACAGTGGTATGGAATACCAAATGATACTTTGTATATGTACGATGACTACGGCACAAAGTGGATTGCCTATAAAAACAAGGAAATGGCAGAGAGCAAGGGCGAGATTATAGAACTACCGTGTATTGTCGGAACGGATTGCTATGTTGTAAAAAAAGGCGTAATACGTAGAATGACGCTTACAAGTTATAAGGTCGTAACGGGCAACTTTGTGGAAGTGTACTTCTCAAATCCAAAATGCTATATCACGGAAGGTCACCCCGATATAGAAGCTGAGCGCGATTGCTCAATGCTTGGATTATTCGGTAAAGAGTGGTTTACGGATATTAAAGAAGCCGAACGTCGTCTTGCGGAATTGAAAGGAGAGAAACATGAAACGTAAAGACGGAATAGTATTAAAAATGAAATGGCATAGGATTTTGTCGCCAAAACAATGTTTTTATGATTTTAAATATATGCCGGAAAGGTTTACTTCATGTTCTGAAGAAATTGGAACGATAATTATGTGGATAGTGTTTATATTGTTTAGCCCAATAATTGCAATTTGGTATATTTTGGATTTTCCACGTCACGTAATAAAATTCTTATATAAAGCTAAAACTTTGCCAAAAGAGAGAGTAATAAATAATAGACATATAAGTTATTTTTGTGATGTGATAGATAAGGAGAGAATGAGTGACTAAACAAGAACAATTAGAGAAACTTGCACAAGATATAGCGGATATATGTCCCGACATGGTAGAGGACGGTTGTGAACAACAATGTTATACGTGTTTAGCGTTTATGTTGGTTATGCGTGGTTATGGTAACATTAAAGAGTTTGCGGAGAAGCTGAAAGGGATGATTGAGAGAAGTATAGTCGAGTGCCCAAGTGAACGGAGTCTTGCTTATAATAATGCGTTAGAAGATGTGTTAAGAACAATCGACGAACTTGTAAAGGAGTATTGAGGGATGAAATCTGTAATATTATCAATTCAGCCGAAATGGTGCGAGCTTATAGCAAGCGGTCGTAAGACGATTGAAGTACGCAAAACGCGTCCGCAAATCGATACGCCGTTTAAGTGCTATATTTATTGCACCGCAAGCGATGTGCATAGTTGTTTGTTGGTTGGTAATGGCAGCACAGAGTTGTTTCATTGCTGTAATTATAAAACGGCTTTCATTAGCGGCGGAGTAGTTGGAAACGGCAAAGTTATCGGCGAGTTTGTGTGCGATAGTATAGAGGAATTTCACGAGTGGCAGTTATCTCCGCAAGGAAAATTTCAAGAATGTGAAGAAAATGATTTAAAACGGTTTTTATCGGAAAGTTGTTTATCTTGGGAAGAAGTTTATGCATATCGTCAAAATCTACCGTACTATAAACCGCTTTACGGCTTGCACATATCCGCTCTCAAAATCTACGACAAGCCGAAAGAGTTGGGAGAGTTTAAGAGAGAAGGCTTTATGACGGAAGAACAATGGCTTTATGCCTTATATCCTAACACGCATTGCCATTACGAAGCATGGGCGAAAAGGTTTGAACTCACCCGTCCGCCGCAGAGTTGGTGTTATTGCGAGGTGAGCGAATGACCTTACATAATCTACAAGTGAATCATATTCCGCCGCTAAGTACGGAACATGCCGAACAGTGCGTTGTGGTTGACTACTGCCGCTTGCGTAAAGTTCCCGTATTCGCAATTCCCAACGGCGGGTCGCGCAATAAAGCCGAAGCCGCAAAGCTCAAAGCCGAGGGAGTGAGCGCGGGCGTTCCCGATTTATTCATTCCCGTTCCCACGGCGGACTACCACGGCTTATTCATAGAAATGAAATACGGCAAGGGACGCACGAGCAAAGAGCAGGACGAATGGCTTGAGCTACTGCACAAGAACGGCTATCTTGCGCAGGTCTGCTATGGCGCCGACTCGGCTATGGAAGTTATAGACACTTATTTGCAATTGAGGAGATAAAAAATATTGAAGACTAAGCCTAATAGAATACGTTCATGCCCGATATGCGGCACAATAGTCGGAAAGGAAGTAAGCAAACAGTTTCCGAAACATAAAGCGGATAACAGTATCTCCTTGTGCTTGAATTGCACGGCAAAGAAATGTAACGGGGATTGCGAAATGCGTAAAAAAGGGAGTGTGGATAATGCTTGACAGGAAAATACGTCGCAAAGTAGAACGGGCGTTTTACGATTACAAAGCCAACAGAGAGAGCGGCGCGGAATCTCTCGCAGAATTGGCGGAATGCGGTTTAACGGCAAAATACGGAGCTGTGGGAGGCAGCTCGGACGTTGGGAATCCTACCGAAAGTAAAGCTATTAAATTAGCCGAAGGTTGCGACGCGGCGTTATGGTGCAGAGTTGTGGAAAAAACGCTCGAGCATTTTCATGATACCGGCAAAGATACTTTGATACGTTTGCGATATTTCGATAAGCTGTCCGAGCGTCGGGTGTGCGAAAAATTATACATAGAGCGAGCGTCTTATTATTTATGGGCAACGGATATTTTGAATTATGCAGCAATGATAGCAATACAATTTCGGTTATTAAAAATTGTATAGAAGTCTAAGACTTTTTTCCCGTTTTTATATGTTATAATGGTAGAGTCGGAGATTGCGGATAGCAACCGCAGATTAGTCTTCGCGTCATCTCCTTTTATGGCGTTTGTGTGATTATGGCGCACGAGCGCCCAAGCAAATTTGCGGCGCTACCTTGACATAGCTATTTAGTTGTGGTAAACTAAGGTAGTGCCTTTATTATACGGAGGCACTATGGCAGACACAAAACCCAATAATGCGGGCGAGCAGCAACCGGTAGATAAATTACAGCGGTACGCCAAAATGAGCGCTGCCGATATAAGTAAAGAGCTTGCACGTGAGATTGATTTATCGGACGAAATTATTCCGCGTAGCGTAGGTGCCAAGTATCGAAACTATGATATAAAAATGCCCGACGGAAAAACGGCGCATTTTGCGGAAGGGACGCATATCACGAATAAACAAATATTTGCAGGAATTGGGACTAAAACACCTATACGTGATGTAGATAGACTTGTAAGACAGTACGGCGGCAATGCGGAAAAGTGGGCAAAAGTAAAAGCAAGAGCAACGTTGGAAATAGATGGAGCAACAGAACTATCGGAAATTCATTGGTATGAAGAGCCTTCGGTAGGGAAAGTGGAAATAAAATTTAAGAAATATTTGTGAGAATCTTATGAAAGTAAAATATATCGGAAAAAATAAAATGGACTATATTGTTAAAGATAATTATATGGGTTTAATGCCTAATAAAATCTACAATGTGTTAGCGATTGAAAAACATGGGTATTATCGCGTTATGGATGAGTCGGAAGAAGATTATCTGTATCCTCCCGAGTTTTTTGAAATAGTAGAAGGAAGTCCAAGCGAATATAAATAACATGAAAAGCTTTTAGAATATAGCAAGGAATAAAACGCCTTGCTTTTTTCATGTCTTAAAAGGAGAGTGAGCCGATGTGAGTTTAAACGAAAAACAGAAAGTGTTCTGCGAGCATTATGCGGCTTGCTTGAATGCTACCGAAGCGGCAAAGAGAGCGGGATATAGTGAAAAGACAGCTTATTCTATCGGGCAGAGATTGTTGAAGAATGTTGAAACTCAAAAATATATTCAACAACTCACTAAGCCCGAGAAAAAAGCCCGCATTGCCACGTTAAACGAAGTCTTGGAATATTTTTCGGACACAATGCGAAATACTGAAGAGCAAACAAGAGAGCGTTCCAAAGCCGCGCAACAATTATGGGAAATGCTTAAAACGACGGACGATAATTCCTATGATATAACGGAGATAGTGGTTAGCTACGAAGATGCAAGCGGAGGTAATGGCGATGCAGCTTCAAATTAAAGTCGCTTATCCCTATGATAAACTATACAAAACGGATAAAAATACAATCATTATGTATAGTCCGCGTATTTCGGGTAAATCGTTTGCACTCGGACAAATGGTGTATATTTATTCCAACCAATATAAGCGCCATGATATTGTTGTTACACGTGCAAATTATAACAGCTTGGAAGACAGTTTGTATAACGAGATACTTGCGTTTGCCGACGATATAGGACAAAGCGATTATTATACGGCGCTTAGAAGTCCGCTTAAAATCAAGACAAAACACGGCAATACGATTTACTTTAAGGGTATAGGCGGAAGCGATTACAGCCGAAGTAAAGGCTTTAAAAACCGCAATAATAAAATAAGCCTCATAATTTGCGATGAAACGCAGCAGCTCAAAGACGAGCAGTCATTATTACAGGCTAAAGCAACGTTTGTGCGTTCATTGGATAGCGCGATTCCGAGCAAGATAGTGTTTGCAGGAAATCCCGAACAGGTCAAAGCCCATTGGTGGAACGCTTTTTGCCGAAAATACAGATATGCGGGCATATACGAGTTTATAGACGCCAATTATCTGTCGATATATAAATATCTCAACGCTATTACGAAGCAAGAGATAGAAACCGAGCGGCAATATAATCCGCTTATGTATAAGTTTCTTTATCTCGGAGAACTCGACGACCTTGCGGGCGGCGCTTATGCTCAGTTTAAGCGCGATAAACATTACATATCGATAGGACAATGGCGGGAAGAGATACGCGGACAGCGTTTATGTTATGTGATATGGGGCGGTGACGGCGCAATTACTCACGACAGCACGGGTATCGTCCCCATAGCCGTATATAGTAACGGACGCGCTTATGTGCTCGAACGGTTTTATTACGACCCGTTGCAAACGGGCGTGATTCTCGCACCGTCTCAAATTACGGATATGATAATCGAGTATGTGGAAGCCATGTGCGAGCGGTATGAAATTTATAAAGAAGGCGTGGGGAGTTATTTTGCTATCGACTGCGCCGCTGCCGATTTGGTAACGCAATTACGCTATAACATTAACGGGTATCATACGGTAAAAGGCTTTACGCAAAAAAACGTAATCAATAATAATGCCGTTGTTAATAACTGTTTTGCAAAGAATATGCTTAAAATAGTCGACTTCGGCGGATATAATGATTTCTATTATAAGCGTTGGATGCCGACTACGGCAGATACCGAACCGCTTGTTTATCAGTTGGAAGCCGTTACTTGGAAAGATTGCAAACTCGACCCGATAATACCGAACGATTACACAGACGCGCTTACTTACGGTGCGAATGTGTATTTTAATAATCCGGACAATTTGTATTTGCCCGAAAGAAAAGGAGTATATGATTAATATGGAAACGAAAGAGAATTATATTCAAAAGGCGCTTGATAAAGACGTGGAATTGACGGAAAAGGCTTATCGGGAAAAGTGTAAAGAGGCGGATAAGTCTACGGCTGCGCATGGCGTAGAAGGGCGCGCGCCCATAAGCGAAGCGGTGCGACATAAGCGTGTGCAAACAAATTTCTATGGGACTTGTCTTAATGTATTGCTTTCGGCTCTTTCAGAACTCAGTCAAACGAATGCATTACTTACGGAGCTTATAGGAATGCACTATGCAAACATGCCGCTTGCGGCAAAAAAGCAATACGAGTTATTGGCAAAACAAAAAGAGGTGCAAAAGAATGCCCGAGAATAATAAAAGTAAATTGCCCGAAAACGAGATATGTTGCGAGCAGCCGCGGCTTGCTTTATCTGCCGTAGCAAATCAAAAGCTATGGCAATGGACGAACAATAATGACTTTTATAAAATGGTGCCAGCTCCGTATTATTCGTTTTATAATAATTGGGTGAGGTTGTGGTTGTATTGGTATGACGGCTACGTTCCGTGGGTGCACGGCACGCAGTACGGATTATTGTCTACGTCTATCGGAACGACGATTGTCAATCGTGCGGCGGATAGCGTGTTCGGCGGAAATCTCATGTTTGCCAATGCGCGAAAGCCCTCATCGGTAGTGGACAAAGACGGGAAAATAATAGGTAAAGCTTTGGATTTTATATCCAACGATTGGGCAAATGAAACAGATTTCCGTTCTAAGGTTAAGCGTTGCGTAAGAGATGCCTTTGCGGGCGGATTTTCTCTCATAAAGCTTAATAATGACGGCGGCGAACTGTGGGTGGATAATCTCAGAGCCGACAGATTTTATTTCGAGAAAACGGGACGCGGCAAATTGCGCAAAGTAATAAGTTTGCTTTCCGTTTACGAGAGTACGTCGCAAAAGGGCAACATTAAGCGATACGGGCTTGTTGAAGAACGCAGATTCGAGCGCATAGGACTCATTGATGAAATACCCGTTGTGGAATATAAAATATATGACACTTCCGTGCAAGTGCAGTATTTAAGCGTCAACGATAATTACATACGATGGGAAGATTTGCCTAAAAGCGTGCGTGAAGCGTTTAAAGCGGAATATGGTGATTGTGCATTAAATGAGCCCAAAGCCATGCGCGGCTTTAAGACGCTCGGATGTTATTTGCTTAAGGGTTCGGACGATATATCCAATGTGCCGCAACTCGGTCTCGGTGAAAGCTTGCTTGCGAATATCATGACGTACCTTTATGAGTACGACTTTTATAATACGTGTTTCAATACCGATATGTATTTGGCGCGCGGCAGAATCTTAGTGCCGAAAGCTTTGCAAAGTCCACAGGCTAAAACAGGCGCGCAAAACGCAGGGCTCGACGATTTTCTGTATACGAAAGTCGAAACAATGAATATCGACCAACAAAAGCCCGAAGCAATTCAGTTCGAATTGCGGGCGTCGGAATGGAAAGAAGCCCGTAACATGCTGTTGGAAAGTATCGCAACAAGCATAGGAATTTCGGTAAGTACGCTTGCTTCGTATTTGTCGGACGGCAGCAATCGCACGGCGCGTGAAGTCAGCGCGGAAGAAAGTGCAACCACGCTGTTTATAGAGAATGCCCGCCGCAGATTCGAAAAACCGCTCAACGAACTTATTGCCGACGTTTTGCGTTTCTACGGTTATGCCGACGATGTGGAAGTGCGTTGGAGCAGAGCTGGTATGACAAACACTACTGTCCTTGTCGATACGTTAAGCAAAGCCGTGCAATCGGGGCTTATTTCCGAGAAGAAAGCTCATCATGCTTTTAATTATGACGATGACGAAGAGCAGAACGAAGAGGACTATAAGTTGGTTGAAAGCGAGCGCGAGGCGCAAACTAAGCGCGAGAATTACGGCGGCATGAATTTCGACGATAAAAACTATTTCGAGGCGGAAGATAATGCAAATAGCGAGAGAGCGCTTTAATCCGTATGCGCAAGCCGTAGAAGAAGCGCAGGGCGACATAAGAATGCTTGTAAAGCGTGCGTATTTATACGGCATAACGCAAGGCGAAGTAAACCGTGAACTCGAAAAAATAATACGCAAGGCAACGCAAGATGTGGCAATAGCCACGCTCAAATCGGATATCCGCATATCGTTGATAAACTTTGCCAACAGACAGCGCGGTTTATGGCAATCGATAAGAATCGGACCCGAACTTCTTTTGCTTTTGGGGAAAGTTGTCGGAAGTAATAATTTATCGGTAATATCAAAACAAGTGCAAGCTGAATTGGAAAGAATTACGCAATATGACGCTCATGCTATGCGCGTACCTCTTGATAGATATTATCAAGAAGTATGGAAAGAAAGCGTAAAACCGACTCTCGATAAAATTGCCCGTGCTCAGGCGCTTGACCCGAACGACTTTACCGGCAGGAACAGTTTGCGAAATCTTGCCGAAATGGAAGTGCGTTATCACGACCACCAAGACAGCATAGAAAGTTTGCGTAACGACGGTGTAAGACTCGTTGTGTGTTCGGCTCATGCGGATTGCTCGAAGCGATGTTCCGAGTGGCAGGGACGCATATATAGCCTTGACGGCACAAGCGGAGTTGCGGACGGGCATAGATATGTTCCGTTGGAGGTTGTCACCGATATTTGGTATACGACCAAAGCGGGGCGACGATATAAAAACGGTTTGCTTGGTTTTAACTGCAGACATAAGCTATCGCCTTATAAAGGACAGTTACTGCCAACTGTAAGCGCTGAGGAACGCAAAAAAGAATATGCTATAACTCAAAGACAGCGCGAGCTTGAAAAGCTTGTGCGTAATGCAAAAGCTCAAGCGCTCGATAACAAAGGCATTAACGATAAAGATTATAAAAAATACAATAAACAGGCGCAGGAATTGTATGCTCAATATATTCGGTTCAGCGCCGACAATCACCGCGCATATTATCCGATGCGTGTAAAGATATGATTAATGCGATGCGCGCCACAAGGGAAGCGGTTGCATTTTTATATAAAACCCCGATAAAAAGACCCTGCGCAGGGGCAAGCGCACGCCGAGTATTTGAATCCGCTATGCGATGAAAGCGGCACAGCCGCGAGTAGGCACACAAACAGCGTGGAGAAAAAAGGTAAAGGGCAAAAAAAGAACGTTCTAAAAAATAACGGAGGTAAAATTAATGTTTGGAAGAGACAAGAAAGAAAAGCCGTCAACTTTGGAAGAAGTGCGCAGGGCATACGAGAATCTGTCGGAAGACGATAAAAAATCGTTTCATCAGTCCATAGCGGACCGCGTGCATGAGAGCATTGCGGCGCAGGAAGAGGAACACGGGCAGGAAGACAGTCAATCGGCGGAAGCGCGCGAACACGAAGCTCTCGGCGAAGAACATGCCGAGGGTAAAGGCGACACGGAAGAATTGCATGAAAACGACGACACGGCGGAAGAAAAGAAAGAAGATGCCGAAGATGACGCAAATGCAAAAGCTTCCGAAGCCGATATAGGCAAAACGGAAGACAACCGTAACGAAATTATGGAAGGTCTTGCCGAGCGCGTGTCGGCTCTCGAAGCCACGCTCAAAGATATGAGCGAGCTTAAAGAAAAAATGGAAGAGTATACACGTAAGCAAGCCGAATCGTTCGGACTCGGCGGCAAAGTGATTGGCGGCAGCGATAAGAATATGTCGGAAATGTCGGCAAGCGAACTTAAAGACGCTATATTAAGCGGTCAAAAATAAAAATTAAGGAGAAATAAAAATTATGGGAACTATGGTTTATAATGTAAACGACACCGCCACGCAGGTTTTGGCGGCAAAACAAGTAAAAGAAAACATCTTCGTCGACCTCGTGCATAAGAACGGTTACGGCGTAACCCAGCAAGAGGAAACGAACGTCAGCACGTTGCGCATGATGAAAGTATTGCCTACCGAAGCGAGCGCGCGAACCGTGGGCGCGAACACCAACGGGGCATTTTTCAACAATACCAATGCGGAAGTGCCGAAAGTGTCCGAATACGACCTCAATTTGCTGTATGTTTACGACAAAGTATACGACTTGCCCGAACTTCAGCAAGATATGTGTCCGGTAAACATTTTCGACGAAACGACCAAAAACATCGGAGGCAGGATAGCGACCGAAATAAACGCGTCTACCATAGCCGAGCAGCTTACCAACCGCTATAATGCGGCAAAAACGGCTACCAAGTGGGATGATATAGCGGTTACGCTTCCTGCGTCGGGCGGCTATTATGAGGCGATACAAGACGCTTCCACCATGCTCGACGACGGCGACGAGGCGAACGGCATTCAAGCGTTTCCGTTTGAGGAACGCGAGATTATCATGCGCCCGACGTACCGCAAAAATTTGCTTTCCGCTAAAGGTATACTTATCGGCGGCTCGAATTATGCGCAGTCTATGCTTGCCAAAGGCGCTGTATCGCCCGACGCAAAGAAAGAGTGGGGAAATATGTATTGCGGCGAGATAGACCTTATACCGTGCTATATTGCCCCCAAAGCGCTGTGGAACCGTGCGGGATTATGGACTTACACCACGGCAAGCGGCACGAATACGCAAGGCACCGCCGCGACGTTCGATGCCGTGCAAGCTATGGTTTGCGCAAAATCGGCAACCGACCGCGGCATATCCACGCAAGATTATATCAAGATAATCGACAGCCCGAACGGCGCAGGCAAGCGTTTGCAACCCAAAACCCGTTGGGGAATAAACGTGTGCTACGGCAAAGGCATTGTGCCTATTTTGGCTAACGGAACCGCCGCGCCTACTTCGGAACTCAAAATGCAGTCGCCCGGCTCGTTCGCCGCATAACAAAACAACAAAAGGGCTTGGAGAAAATCCTTGCCCTTTTATTATGCCGCTATGAGTATAGCCGTGCAACTCGGCAAGCGGAAATATGAGGAGAAAAAATATGGCAATAATAGACACAAATAATAAGGCGCATAGCGAAGCAAACGGAAGATTTGTAAGTAAATCCGCAAGCGACATGAAAAGCGAATTACAACAGGAAATAGAGTCAACCCCGTTTATAGAAAAGAACCAAGTGGAAGAAGACGATACGCCTAAATTCGGTTCACAAGAAGAGCTTGATGAATTGCTTGGTGAAGAATTCAAAGGGGTCAACGGACAAGCGGCGGTAGATAAGCTTCTTAAAGAACGGCGCGGGCACGTTAAAGGCGCTTTTCATAGGGAAGATATTGGCGATATTGATTTGTTGTGGGGTAATGACTATGTTGGATTATTGCATATTTTGAAACGCAGAGAAGAACAAGGGATAAACAGCATCGAGTTCATTAAAGACCTTGCAAATGCAATTGAACATGGTAAATTTGAAAAAAAGAACAAATTAGGCAATTTTGAATTTCGTTACGATAGAAAAATAGTAATCATAGCGCCCGAATATCATGGCAATAAAATTACATATGTATTAACTGCATATAAAACACGCGAAAAAAAGCCACCGAAATAAATCGGCGGCTATGGTTTGGGTGGACGCTCTCTCCGACTTTACGGAGTCCCCACCATTCGAAGATACAGCTGTAGCGACTTTCTGTATGTCAAACCTTATTT